CTTGCAATAGAGACATCCCAGTCCGGCGGCCGCCATGTGGTCTACCGCTGCCAAACTGAAATTTGCGGTAATATGAAACTTGCCCAGCGAAAAGTTGCTGTTCCAGCCAGTGATGAAGTTGAGGTCTACGGTAAAAAATATAAGCCCCGCAAAGATAAAGATGGCAATTGGTTTGTACTTGTCACGCTTATTGAAACTCGCGGTGAAGGTGGTTTGTTTTTGTGTGCGCCTACGCCTGGCTATGATATGGTACAGGGCGATTTTACCTCGCTGCCTGTTTTAACTGAGGATCAACGAAACACTCTGCTTGAAGCTGCATGGTCACTCAATGAATTTATTGCAGAGCCGGTCGGTTTTACAGAGCCATCTGTAAAAACTGATAATCTTAGACCCGGCGATGATTACAATGTACGCGGTGATCTTACCACCCTTTTGCAGTCACATAGCTGGATGTGTGTCAAGGACGGCGACAATGAATACTGGCGCAGACCCGGAAAAATGGCCGGATGGTCGGCGACGTTAAAGAATCGCGTGTTTTATGTATGGAGTACCAACGCATATCCATTTGAATCTGAAAAGCCCTATTCACCGTTTGGTGTCTACGCGATGTTAGAACATTATGGTGATTTTACCAAGGCGGCAAAGGCATTGGCCGGGCTTGGGTTTGGTGAATCGCTGACAACAGACATAACTGGTGTGGATATTTCCGGTATCACAGGTGATGAGCCCATCGATGACACTAATCGTAATATTGCCGCCGATCCCGGTACACTGCCGCATGAGCTGCTGGATGTTCCCGGCTTTGTAAATGAATTACGTGATTTTATGGTAAAGACCGCCCCGCACCCGGAACCGGTGTTGTCATTTTTTGGAGCAATATGTGAATTAGCTTTTTTAACAGGCAGGAAGGTTCGTGATGATAATGATAATCGAACCAATCTCTATATTCTTGCTCTGGCCTATCCCGGCTGCGGTAAGGATCATCCACGAAAAGTCAACAGCCGGATACTGCAGGCTGTCAATCTTGATAGCAATACCGCCGATGGCTTTGCAAGCGGTGAGGGTATCGAGGATAAACTTTTTGTGCATCCCTCGGCACTATTTCAGACAGATGAGATTGATTCGCTTATCACATCAACTTCAAAGGGCAAAGATGCACGCATCGATATGATCATGAATATACTCTTGAAGATGTTCTCATCGTCAAATTCTATATACTCAACCAGGCTCAAGGCAGGCAAAAAAGATGGTGGAACTATCGACCAGCCGTCGCTTACTATCTATGGAACAGCTGTGCCGGAAAATTATTATCAGGCATTATCCAGCAAAATGCTCACCAATGGTTTTTTTGCACGCATGCTGGTAATCGAGGCTGGGCTTCGTACACCGGAACAGGATTCTACATTTCAGGATATCCCTGAATCGCTTATACGGACGGCTAGATACTGGGCAGATTTTCAGCCGGGGACAGGTAATCTGTCAAACTTCCATCCCGTTCCTATCTGCGTGCCGCATACAGAGGCTGCCAAGGTGATGCAGCGTGCATTCGGTAAGTCTGCCGACCTGCTCTACGACAAGGCACAGGAACATGGCGACCTGGTAACAATGGCTATATGGGGCAGAGCAGCTGAGAAGGCCCGCAGGCTCGCCCTGATTTATGCCTGCAGTGAAAACGCACTTAATCCTGTCATCACTGAAAATGCAGTTAAATGGGCAACGAGCCTTGTGGACTATACCACCAGGCGAATGCTGTACATGGCATCACAGTACATCAGCGAGAGCGAGTTCCACTCCAATTGCCAAAAGCTCACCCGCATACTTCGTGAATGGAAGAACAAAAATGGTGACAAGTGGATGCCGTTCTGGAGGATCAACCGAAAATTGCCCTGGTCCGAGCGGGACCATCTGGAAGTACGCATTACATTACTGAATCAAAGAAATATTGAATACGCAGAGGAGAAGACCGGAGGCACACCAAAAAGTCTCTACCGGTTAATTGAAAAATGAAACCTATTGATTTTACAATTAAACCCATTGCGCTAATGGGTTCCAAAATTATCAGCCTATTGCAACCTATTGCCAACCTATTGCAGGTGGTGTTGCGCAATAGGTTGGAATCGCAAGTACATGTTTATATATATACTTATATATATTACTACTACCTATTAACCTATTATTATATATACCCTCTCACATACGTATTTTCCCCATTTTTGCGTGCGCGCATACGCGTGCGTGCGCAAGGCGATAGGTTTTCAGTTGAAGAAATTATCGGCAGCGTTGCCGGTGGTAAATAAAAAAGTTTTTTTAGAAGGGAGTACAGAAATGAAATGTTTCAAATGGATTACAGGATGGAATGTAGTAATGGCAGCTATTGTCGCAATTACACTTGCGGCTATGTGGCTGTCAGGTTGCGCAGGGCTTAGTGTCGAGCCTGGCCAGCTTCAAAATTTAGCCCAACAAACAGATCAGCTAAGCGGCAAGATTGATCAGTTTCAGGAGCAGACACAACTGACACTGGATTCCCTTAGGCAAACTGGAGCTGTTGACCCCAATGCTCTAGCCAATGCCGGCAAGCTACAGGGCAGCATCGATTCAGTGCAGGCCAATATGGCGGCAATTGCCACTGCTGTCAAAAATGCACAATACACCAATCCTGCCGATGGTGTCACCACAGCACTTGAAGGTGTGCGGGCAGCAAATGCGGCAAGTGTGCCCTGGAACCCTTATGCACCGCTGATAGACCTTGGACTTGGAATCGCAGCAGCTGCGGCAACTGTCGTCGCACGCAGGAACGCACAGGCAGCAGCTGATTCAAAAGCTAAATACGATGCGCACAAACAGGGAGTTGAGCTGACTATGAAGCAGGTATCGCAGTCAGCAATTCCGGAAGTTAAGGCAGTTGAAACACAGCTGTATCAAAATATCGGTGATGCTCGCATCGCAGTTGGTGCAGCGGCATCCTCATAAGGCACAGGACCGCACACGACGGTGCACGTTGCGTTGATGTACTAATCCAAGCACATGCTTGCAATTGGAAACATCACGCAACGTGTGCCAACGTGGTGCTTTTTTCACGGGTCCTCCCTGCGTGAAAATCTTCACAACCCAGGAGGGAACGGTCGCAATATAAGACAGACTTGTTTGCTGTGTAAATAATTTTTGGGAGATTACTTTATGCGTATAGAACTTCGCAGTATCGACACTATACATCCCTATGAGAACAACCCCCGCATTAACGACAAAGCCGTCGATGCGGTGGCTTCCAGTTTAAAAGAGTTTGGTTTCCGCCAGCCTATTGTGGTCGATAAAGATGGTGTCATTATCGTCGGCCATACCCGCTATAAAGCTGCCCAAAGAATCGGCCTTAAAAAAGTACCCGTCCATGCAGTCAAGGATATGACCGATGCTCAGATAAAAGCTTATCGCATCGCAGATAACCAGACGGCTACTATTGCGGATTGGGATTTAGAGCTTTTGCCGATCGAATTGAAGGATTTGCAGGACATGGATTTTGATCTGGGGTTGCTGGGATTTGACAGTGATGAACTTGCAAAGATGCTCGGTCAGGAAGTAATCGAGGGTTTGACTGAACCGGATGCGGTTCCAGAGCCGCCAAAGGTTGCTGTCACTCAGCCTGGTGATATATGGCTGATGGGCGACCATCGTTTAATGTGCGGTGATTCGACCAAAAAAGATGATGTCGACCGACTGATGGACGGCAAACTTGCAGATATGGTTTTCACAGATCCGCCGTACAATGTGTCGTATGTCGGAGGTACCGATGAGGAAATGACAATCCGGAACGATTCCATGACCTCGGAACAATACGAGAAATTCATGGATGCTTTCTTTGCCAGATACAGGGAATGTGTTAAAAAGACCGCATCGCTATACATTTGCCACGCATCCCAGTGGCAGGTAAAAACAGAACTGGCAATCATCAAGGCCGGCTTTGAGATTCGAAACCCTATCATATGGGCAAAGAATACCTTCGCATGGGGATTCGGCAGATATAAATTTCAGCATGAACCAATTTTCTATGCTCATGTCGCTGGTGAATCAGACAACTGGTATGGCGACCTGACCCAGTCGACCGTTTGGAACGAAAAGAAGCCGGCAGCCAATCGTCTGCATCCTACGATGAAGCCTGTGGAGATCGTTCAGCGTGCCCTGGTCAACAGCTCAAAGGCAGGAGATCTGGTTCTTGATTTATTTCTGGGTTCAGGCACAACAATGATTGCAGCACATGCAATCGGCCGCAGATGCTGCGGCATGGAACTGGACCCGATCTATTGCGATGTCATAGTCAAAAGATACGAGGATTTTACCGGCAGGAAAGCCCAGAGGATTGTTGCCAACGAGAAAACCCCAGCATCTGCCGTGGTTGATGGGGAGGTAACAAAATAATGGCTGCATCATCTGGTCAATTCGAATTTGCCTCTTTGGGCTTTACGGAACCTGGATGTCTGGCCTTTTTCTTTTATCTCTCGCAATATTGCCGAATAGATCGTAGCGGCAGGTGTCTTGCCATCGGTTTTCCAGTAGCCTTTTTCGAGCATCTGTTTGACTATCTCAGGGCAGCTCATCGGCTCGGCAGCCTCTTCAAGCACCCGCACTGCCCCGCCCAGTCCGCCCTGTTTTGGTTCTTTCGCCTGCGCGGCATCATTGGCTGCATTGTCAGCTTTTGTTCCAACTTGGGCCGATGTGTCAGCTTTGGAATCATACAATCCGCAGAGGCGGTCAGCGGATTGTATTACAACTTCCTTGTTGGTCTTGACATTGATGCCGATCCAGCGGCCATCGGGGTCCTGACGCATGATACGAATACCGATGGTATTTCTGCCGACCTTCATTGCGTAGATCCTGCTGATTTTGATTTCTTCGTTTTTCATGGTTTGTTTTCCTTTCAAAATTATTGTTTATGATGGTCACATTACGCCATTACCTTCGGGGTACATCAAGTCAATTACCCATGTATTTAAAATATAAGTGAGATTTTTACACTATTATGAATAAAGCAAACTTACAATTGAACCCAACCGCGATGGCACCTGCCGATATTGCAAAACTGCTTACCGCAGCAAGCGGACAACAGGTGTCCATATCAATGGTGCAAGATGCAATTAATGCGGGGGCTCCGGTCTCTGCAAACGGCAGCGTTAATCTGGTGGAATTGATAGCATGGCTGGAGCGTGAATATCACGAGAACCGATGAGCATTGATTTAAAAAACATTAAAACAGCAAAATTTGCGGCACTGCTTAACTCCACACGATTAGGTGAGGTTACCAGCGAAGCCCGACTGCGTAGAAATACCATAAAAGCAGGGTTGCGTGTTAGTGATGGCCGTACTATAAATGTGATGGCATATGCGGCCTGGCTGCTGCAAAGCTGGCACCAAAAATATTCTACAGCCCAGCCAATCGGACTTACCGGATATGGGGCGAGAAAAGAACGTGAGCGCGCACGCCTGGCCCAAATGTCCGCCTCCGGCCGAGACATAGGTGATTTGCCCGATATTGTTGACCCGGACCGAAAGGCAAAAGCTATGCATGATTTTAGATTCTTCTGTGAAACATATTTTCCACAAACATTTCGGCTTGCATGGTCCAACGACCATCTCAAAATCATAGCCAAAATCGAACAGGCGGTACTTCGCGGCGGTCTGTTTGCCATGGCTATGCCTCGAGGAAGCGGAAAAACCACGCTTGCCGAAACCGCATGCCTGTGGGCAATACTCATTGGTGCCAGAGATTTTGTATGTCTTATTGGTTCAGATAAAGACCACGCAATCAATATGCTCGATAGTATCAGAACTGAATGCGAAGTCAATGAACTGCTGCAGGAAGATTATCCCGAAGCGCTCTATCCTATCCAGTGCCTTGAACGTATCGCCAATCGTGCAAAAGGACAGACATATAAAGGAATGCCTACTAGAATCAGCTGGGTCGGCGATGAACTTGCAATGCCGACCATAGAAAATTCGGCCGCCAGCGGCACAATTATTCGTGTCGCCGGTATCGAAGGCCGAATCCGCGGTATGAAATATAAACGCGCAGACGGCAAGAGTGTTCGTCCATCGCTGGTGATCATCGACGATCCGCAGACCGATGAATCTGCCCGCAGCACTATACAGATAAAATCCCGCATGGAAACACTTAATGGCGCGATATTAAATCTTGGCGGGCCTGGACAAAAGATTTCCGGCATTATGCCTTGCACTGTCATACGCCCAGGCGACCTTGCCGACCAGATTCTCAACCGTGATAAATATGCACAGTGGCAAGGTGAACGCACTAAAATGGTGTATTCTTTCCCCGCAAATGAAGCACTGTGGTCAAAATATGCACAAATACGAAGCGAAAGCTTCAAAAATGATGGTGATGGAAGCGAGGCAACCGAGTTCTATCGTAAAAATCGTGTCGCAATGGACGACGGCGCTGTCATAGCCTGGCCACAGCGGCATAACAGCGACGAACTTTCCGCTATTCAGCATGCCATGAATTTAAAACTCCAGGATGAAGCGGCATTTTTTGCTGAATATCAGAACGAACCGCTGGCAGAACAGCAAGGTGATGCCGACCAGTTGACCGCCGAGCAGATTACTGAAAAACTGAGCAGTTTTAGTCGCGGACAAGTTCCCATCGGGTGTAATCACCTGACAATGTTTATCGATGTACAAGGCAAGGCGCTCTTTTATGTGGTGGCGGCATGGGAAGATGATTTTACCGGCTATGTTATTGATTATGGAACATGGCCCGACCAAAAACAGGCGTATTTTACTCTGCGAAATATCAACCGCACGCTTGCAAGCATATCATCTGCATCCGGCATTGAAGGTGCCATATATGATGGGCTGGATAAATTGACCAGCTCTTATCTTGCTCGCCAATGGCGGCGTGATGATGGTGCATATCTGACAATTGAACGCTGTCTTATCGATGCCAACTGGGGACAGTCTACCGATGTAGTCTATAAATTCTGCCGCCAGAGCTCTCATGCAGCAGTTCTTTTGCCCAGCCATGGAAAATTCGTGGGAGCTTCGAGTATTCCATTTAGTGAATATGTCAAAAAACGTGGTGACCGGGTCGGTCATCATTGGCGGATTCCCTGCATGATAAACCGGAGAGCTATTCGCCATGTAATCATCGATACAAATTACTGGAAGTCATTTATCCATGCACGACTGGCAGTTTCAATGGGTGACCCGGGATGTTTGTCGCTGTTTGGCAAGATGCCTCAGATCCATCATCTGTTTTCTGAACATATGACAGCCGAATATTGCATACGAACCGAGGGACGAGGCCGTGTCGTCGATGAATGGAAATCCCGTGTCGGCAACTTGGACAATCATTGGTTCGACTGCATTGTAGGTTGTGCAGTTGCAGCGTCAATCCAGGGAGCGGTACTGTTTGCCGCAGATTTGCATCGCAAATCCCGCGTATGTATAAAACTTTCTGAAATCCAGAAGAGGAGACAGTGGTGAAAAACAGTTCTAAGGAAAACAAACAATCATCACAGCAAAGCCTGGTCTGTCGTGAATGCGGATGTCAGCATTTTTATACTATCTATACACGCCATAGGGCCGGCGGCATTATACGGATGAAACAATGTCGCCACTGCGGCAGACGAATACACACAAAAGAGCAAATTCTCTGATTTATTACATATCTGGAACAATCTTTAGCATCCACCGGAATTAGCGTTACAAAAAAGGCACTTGTGCTAATAAATAACCTATAGAGGGCACATTTTTTATGTCAGAAGACTTGGTTGACAAAATATTAGAAAATGCTCAGGGCCCTTCAAAGGCATCCGGCGATGCGGGATCTGTTGAACAGCATCCGCTGACAGAGCAGATCGCAGCTGACAAGTATCTTGCAAGTAAAACGGCCTCGCAAACAAAGGGCCTGGGTATAAAGCTTGTTAAATTATCACCGTCAGGAACGGTGTGAAATAGGCTATTGGCTCTGGACTTTGGGCTATAGGTAAAGAAGTACGATCCGACCTAAAGCCCAAAGCCTAAAGCCCAAGGACTAATTTATGTGGTTGTTCGGTAAAAAACAAAAACAGCAGCAGTTGATGCATCCGGCCCAGCGCATACTGCGGGCACGCTTTGATGCCGCCCAGACTACATCAGAGAACTCTCGCCACTGGGCCAATGCAGATTCACTGTCAGCTGATGCGGCAATGAACATTGACGTGAGGCGTAAACTTCGCGAGCGGAGCCGCTACGAGGTGGCCAATAATTCCTATGCAAAGGGCATTATTCTCACCATCGCCAATGACTGTATCGGCACAGGCCCGCGCCTGCAGCTGCTAACCGAAAGTCCCGAAATAAATCGCCTTGTCGAAACAGAATTTAACCGCTGGTCAGATAGTGTCAATCTTGCCGAAAAACTCCGTACAATGCGTATGGCCAAAGCTTCCGATGGCGAGGCATTTGGAATGCTTACTGCCAATATG